TGTAAGAACTGGCGTAAACCCTGACGAAGCTCAGATGCTAGACAGTCGCAAGCTAGCGATTGAAGAAGTTGCTCGTATCTTCCGAGTTCCGCCACACATGATTGGCGTTACTACACCCGGCGCAATGTCCTACGCATCAGTAGAGCAAAACGGCATTAACTTTGTAACGCATACCTTGCGCCCTTACATTGCTAAAATTGAAGATGCTTACAGCGCATTATTACCAGATGCTGCGTTTATTCGATTCAACGTAGATGGTCTACTTCGCGGTGACTTTGCTACAAGAATGAATGGTTACTCAATCGGTTCACAGGCAGGATTCCTTTCAGTCAATGACATTAGAAGATTTGAAGACCTCAGACCTGTCGAGGGCGGTAATGTTTATCGCGTTCCTTTGGCTAATGTGGATTTGGCTGCTGCTGCACTCGTTGAAACTGACCGCAAAGTTCTTATGGCTCAAAGGCTTGTTACTACTGGCTTTGATCCTGTTGCTGTCTTGGCAGCTTTGGGCTTACCTGCAATAGAACACACTGGACTTCCAAGCGTTATGCTTCAAGGCATTGCACAGATTGACCCTGAAAATCCAGAGTCTGTCTACGAGGTTTAGTTATGGCAATTACATCTGGACAACAAACGATAAGCGCAACACGACAATTAGTAGATGGAGTTTCACCTAATCCGTCACGCCTGCATATTCATAACATGGATAACACGAATAGCATTTACTTGGGCAATGAAGGTGTTACAACCGCAAATGGTTTGCAATTATTGAAACTAGATAGCATTGAATTAGTTATGAACCCCGGTGAATCACTTTATGCCGTCAGTTCAGCAGGAACACATACAATCTCATGGTTAAGGCAGACACTTTACTAATGCCATACTTCATCACAGATAAATCACCTGACTGTTCAGGTTGGGCAACCGTCAAAGAAGATGGCGAAGTTATTGGTTGCCACACAACTAAGCAGGATGCCATAGACCAGATGGTTGCAGTTTCAATAGCTGAGGACATGGAACCGGGTGGGGAACGCGCACTTAATGACGAACTAGAAGTTGGCGATTATGTCTTTTGGGATAACGGCGGTCACACTCTTTATGGTCTGATTGTTTCTGTTTCCACATTTGGCGCAGTTAAGAATCCGCTTGGTGGTGATCTAATTGCAACGCAAGCCAGACCACTAGCAACTATTTCAGTTCACACAAACGACAATGGAACGCTAACTGAAACCAATGAGTTTGTAGTTAAAGGTTTTGCGCCACTGACAAAGATTGACTATCAAGATCAAGATGAAACCCTTGACGATGAAATGGTTGAAATTGAACTAGAGCGTGCCTTACCTGACAATTATAGACCAGCATTAGCGCAAGATGTTCCAGAAGGTCGTGCCTGTGGCAACTGTTTCTTTTATGACGAGTCACGTCAGAACGCAGATGGCACTAAAGCATGGTGCGAGAAGTGGGATGAATTTGTTGATGGCGGTTATTACTGCAATGCGTGGCAAGCAGACGAAGAACGAGCATTACCCAATGAATTAAAAGTTGGCGATTTCGTTTCTTGGAACTCATCGGGTGGCAGAGCAAGAGGTGCGATTGTAAGAATCCAAACATCTGGAAACCTGAACGTGCCTGAAACTGACTTTTCTATTTCAGCTAATGAAGATGATCCAGCAGCACTAATCCGTATCTATCAAAAAGTTGAGGGTGGTTGGTCTGCAACTGAAACTCTAGTAGGGCATAAGGTTTCAACACTTACAAAGATTGCAGACCTTGAAGAGCCTGATGATTCTGATGAACGCGCTATAAATCAAGAACCACCTGCCTACATGAGAGCATCAGCTAGACGTGGCCTTGAATACTATGCAGATGGTCAAGGTGGCGATGGTTTAGTTGAGCGCACTATTCGTGAAGCCAGACTTATGGCTGACGGTCAAGTTTCAGATGACAAGTGGATTCGTATTGCAGCTTGGATTGCTCGCCATATGAATGATCTAGATGCACCTGATGCTGACCCTGATTCAGATGGCTACCCAAGTGCAGGAGTTGTTGCTCATTTACTTTGGGGAAGTGGGCCGTCAAAGGCAAGAGCAAGAGCAGCAATGGCATACGCAGAACAAGTAGTTGAACGCATACGCGCTGAAGAACGTACAGCGAATGACTTGCAAAACGAGAAATGGCGCACAATCGCGTTAAACTTAAATAAGGATGAAAGGCAACAAATGACAACCACAGTAGAACGCCGTGTAAACACCGTTGAGTTTGATGTTCGTAATGGCGAAGCATCTAGCGATGGCATGAGTTTTACAGGCTATGCAGCCGTATTTAATAGCCCGTCAGAACCACTACCGTTTACAGAGGTTATCCGTGAGGGTGCATTTAAGCGTTCATTGAAGTCGCGCAATGAAATCAAGTTGTTTATGAACCACAACACAGACGTAGTTCTAGGTTCTACACGCGCTGGAACTTTGAAACTATCTGAGGATTCACGCGGTCTACTTGCTCAGGCTGAACTACCAGACACTAGCGCAGGGCGCGACCTATCGGTTCTTATGAAGCGTGGCGATGTATCGTCAATGTCATTTGGCTTTAGCGTTCCACCAAAGGGCGATTCTTGGTCAGGCGATGGCGCAACTCGTGAACTACATCAGGTTCGTTTGCATGAAGTTTCAATCGTTACTGGCTTCCCAGCCTATGAAGCAACAACTGCAAGCGTTCGTTCTTTAGACATTTTGGCACAGCGCACAGCCGTTGATGTGGATGCTCTTAGCGATGCGATTCTTAAATTGGAATCAGGCGAAACTTTAGATGCGCAACACGCTGATCTAATTAGCGAAGTAGTGCAGAAGTTACGCGCTGACAAGCCAAGCGAAGCAGACATGCTAGAGATCAAGCGCAAGCAACTTGACCTAATGCTTAAAGCGTTCTAATCTAAATTCAAAGAACAGGCTCAGATGTGGGGAAGCATCTGGGTCTGTTTTTATTTGTGCCATAATTAGATAAGCATTCTGTGGAGCCATAGATGCGCGACTGTCGTGGAGCCACGCAGAACATGTAAGACCAATCCAATCAAACACTTAGGAGTTACTATGTCTGACTACATTCGTCAGCAAGCAGAAGCTCGTGCAAAGGCTTGGGAAGAAGCAAAGGCTCTTCTTGACTCAGCAGCAGCTGAAAAGCGCGATCTATCCGCAGAAGAAAACCAAACCTATGACCGCATCATGGCTGACCTTGATTCACGTTCACAGGTAATCGAAACCATGAACGCTCAGGCAGAACGCGAAAACCGCGCTGCTGAAGCCATGAAGGGTTTTGAAGCACAAGTTAAGCCATCCGTTGCTGTTCCAGCAATTGACGAAGCTGAACTAATCCGTTCCCTAGCTCGTGGTGAGATTCGTTCCCACTCGTTCGAGAAGCGCGACGTAACTAAGGGTTCAACTGGCGCACCAGTACCGACCTCTTTCTACGATCAGGTAATCATGCTTGCTCGTCACGTTGGCCCAATGCTTGAAACTTCAACAATTCTTAACACCGCTGGTGGCGAGAACTTGCAGATTCCTAGCTTGAGCGCATACAGCACTGGCACAGTTTCTTCTGAAGCTGCTGCTATTGGCGAAAGCGATCCAACATTCAACGCATTCAAGACTCTTGGTGCATACAAGTACTCATTCCTAACTCAGATCAGCCGTGAAATGGTTGAAGATGCAGGCGTGGACATTCTTGGATTTCTTGCAACTCAGACCGGTAACGCACTTGGCTATGCAGTCAATGGCGCACTAACAACTGGAACTGGTACAACTCAGCCAACAGGCATCGTTACTGCTGCTGGTTCAGGTATCACTGGTTCTACCGCAGTATCTGGCGCATTCACCGCTGACAACCTAATTGACTTGGTTTACAGTGTTGATACCGCAGGTCGCACCCTACCGGGAACGGGCTGGCAGTTAAATGCAAAAGCAATTTCTGCTGTGCGTAAACTAAAGGACAACGCTGGACAGTACTTGTTCAGCCCATCCCTATCTGCTGATGCTCGTGATCTATTGCTTGGTTACCCAATTTACGAAAATCCAGCAATGGCAGACCCAGCAACAAGCGCGAAGTCAGTAATCTTTGGTCACTTGCCAAGTTACTATGCTCGCACTGTTGGTGGATTGCGCCTAGATCGTTCCGACGATTACGCCTTCCAAAACGAT